ATGATCTACGTCGAAACCGCCGCGGCAGCTGAAATTTTCGGCGTTTCTTTGAGTGCTCTTAAAGAAGCTGCTAGACGCAACTCCCAAAAATATCCGTTCGTCCGCATAAAAGACGCCGGCATCAGAAGCCGCGGCGGGGCAAAGCTACTATTTGCGGTGGAGATCGCGGATATAGACGGAGCGATAAAAGGCGGCAAGGCGGATAAAGACGTAAGCGTATACGTAGAGGACGGCTCGGAGCAAAGCGGATTTAGACGGATGAAATTTAGCGAAATAAAGGGCGGCAAAGCTGACGCGAGCGACGGCAAAAAAGAGAATTTAAGCAGGGAGTACGCGGTGTTGGACGACGATGAAAAAGAGGAGATTAACCAAAAAATCAGACTGCTAAAAGAGTATGAGGCAGCCAAAAAACAAGGCGTGTCATGTAAAAAGTTTTGCGAAGACAGCGGCGAAAGCCAGGCAAACCTTTTTAGATGGCAAAAAGCTTATAAGGAAAAAGGCGCGGCGGCGCTGATAGATAAGCGCGGCAAGCATAGGAAAAGCGCTAGCGTGCTCGAAGAGTGGATGAAGGAGTTTATACTTGAAAATTTCCGCGCTTACGGCGCAGGCGGGCTAAATATAACAGAGCTTTACCGCAGACTCCATCAGGAGTATTTTAGACGAAGGGGCGAAGCGCATAACTATCCGAAATTTCTAACCGGAAAGATAAAACCGCTCTTTGACGCAGGCGTAATAAAAAGATACCTAGACGGCTATTACGCCGCTAACAAGCTTGAATACATAATGATCACGAAAGGCGAAGATAAAGCGAAAAGCTACTTCCAGCCGGCTCTGGGCGATCAAGGCGAGATGATAACCAGACGCAACCAATGCTGGCAGATAGATAGCTCGCCGCTTGACGTGATGGTAAGAGATGGGGAAAAAGGCGAGGCAATACGAGCCAATATCCTTAGCATCGTGGACGTATATAGCGGCAGATGCGTGGCCAGTATAGAGAGAAAATCAAATGCCCTAGGCCTTGTAAGACTCATGTGGAAAGCGCTTAATACGCTAGGCAAACCCGATTACGTGAAAGGGGACAATGGCAAGGACTACCTAAGCGATCAGTTTCAGCATCTATTAAACGGCTTAAATATCGACTACGATAGAGCCATAGCGTATAGCGGCGACGAAAAAGGCTTTGTAGAGAGGCACTTTGGAGTGATGCAGCATGCGGGCATCTCTCAAACGCCGGGATATATAGGATTTAACCTAGCCATGAGAGAGGCGATCGAGCAAAGAACGCCCAAAAAAGATAGATCCGCAAAAGACGAGCTAGGGTTTGTTAAAAAGACCAACCTTAAATACCTGCTAACGCTAGACCAGGCAAGGGTTAAATTTGAAGCCGAGGTGCTTAAATGGGACATAATGAGCGTAGGACGCAAAAAATCAAGCCCGATAGATCGTTGGAATAGCGATACGACTCCGCTTCGCGGCGTAAGAAAAGAGGAATTTATGCTACATGCGGGAGGGTTAGAGCCTAGAACGGTAGGCAAAAAGGGAATTAGTTACGATGCAAGAGAATTCGGCTCGGCGTTTCTTCCGGCCGTAAAGACCCAGGTGTTAGTTAGCGAAAACATAGACGACGTAAGCTCGATATTCGTATTCGATTTGGAAGGAAATTTCATCTGCGAAGCAAAGGATAAAGAGATATGCCCTATGAGCGCGGAAACCTACAAGGCCGTTAAAAAGGTCTTTAAAGACGATATGAAAGCCATCCGAGCCGTCATAAAACGCGCCGAATTTAGCGAATTTACGAGACTAAACGTAAATTACGACCTCGAAGTAATGCTTGAAGCCCACAAAGAGGCGTTAAAACCTGAAAACTTTAACTACGAAGACGACGACAAGATAGAGACACTAAAAGAGACCATAAAAAGGCAAAAAGAGGTAAATAACATAATAAACGCGGGGTTTGATTACGATAAATTAAACGAATTTAGCGCAGAGAGAACGACTAAAAAGAAATTTTCCGTAGACGACGCCATAGAGATAGCAAGCGGGGAATAAAAATGTTTTCAAGGTCGTTTAAAGTCCTATTAAACGGCGTTTAAAACATTTAAAAACCAAAATCAAAGGAGGAAAAATGCAGTTAGCAGAGAGAATAAAAGACTTCATCGAAGCTAATAAATCAAGCGGCATGAGTCAGAACAAATTCGCTACGGCTTTGGGGATAAATCCCGCGTATATCTCGGGATACATAAAAGAAGGCTCTAGCTACAAGTATGCCGACAAAGTAGAAGAGCCAGCTAAAAACCATCTCGACAATTTTATCAAAAAAATCGATGTAGCGCAAGACGAGCTACCGTTTGTAAGAACCAAGGACGCCAAAAGCATACACGCGGTGATCGGCTGGGCGGTACAAGATAGAGATATGGCGATGATAAGCGGGGTAGCCGGCAGCGGAAAGACAAGAGCCGTGCGCGAATACGTAAGAACGCATCCCGATAGCATTCTAATCGAGGCCACCATAAATACGTCCGCAAAGAGCCTTTTTAAAATTTTAGCTAGAGAGCTCGGACTAAACGACAAAGGAAGCATAGATGAGCTAATACGTCAAAGCGCGGAAGCTCTAAAAAAAGTAAGCAGAACGATCATCATAGACGAGGCCGAACACTTGCCTTACCGCGCGCTTGAAAGCTTGCGCAGGATGCACGATTTTAGCCGCGCTACTTTGGTGCTCGTGGGCACCAATAAACTACTGATAAATTTGACTAGCTCAAAGAGCGGAAACGAGCTAGAACAGCTAAGCTCGAGAGTCGGAAATAAATGGATACTAGGCGGACTTTCCTACGTAGACGAAGACAAGAAAAAGATAAGAGACGACCTAGAAGCCGTTTGTAAAAACTTCGGCGTAACGCAAAAACCGTGCATCGATCTAATAGAAACGCTAGCTAAAGGAAATTTCAGAAAGACCGAAAAGTTGCTAAGAAGGGCGAAGATGCTAAGCGAATACGCAAAGACCCCTATAAACGAAGACGTAGTCAAAGAGGCTACGAAGATGTTGCTTTTATAGTTGTAACGGTTGTAATAGTTGTAAGGAGTGAAAAAATGATGAACGTAACGATAGATTCTCTTGAAAATTGCGCAGTTAATCAAACGCGAGCGGCGGGGCTAGTTAGGTTGGTAAGAAATCTTGAAGAGAAAGGATTTAAAGTGAGAGTGAACTCAAAAGGCGAAATAAGAGGCATAAGGCGCGGAAGCATGATAAAAGGCCAGAAAGCGGACTACTCAAAGAGTATGTTTAAGCTGGTAGGCAAATATATCATAAGAACCACCGACGGCAAAGTGATAGATACGGCGGCTTAAATTTGGTTTTTCGGGCGTCTTGCGGGACGCCTCATAAAGTTAAATTTTAAGAAAGGAGAATAAATGAAAACGGCAAGATTAGTATTTGTTTCTACGCCCTACGCTAGTATCAAGTGCAAAGATCGAGACAGAAACTACTATGCGAGGCAAATAGCGCAGCAAGCTTGCGCTATCGTCAGGCAAAACGGCTACGAGCCTATCTCACCTGTGCTTGCGTGGATGGACGTATATAGCGAGCTTGAGCGCGAAAGAGTGATGAAAAACTGCGAAGAGCTGCTTAGGGTGTGTAGCTACTACTACCGCCACCCGTGCAAGTGGAGCGATAATAGCAAAGGCATGCAAGAAGAGGCGGCGTGGGCTAAAGAATACGGCCTAAGCGAGCTTAAATTTAGCCTATTCGAGTGATGCTTGAATTCAAAAACCACAAAAAAGCGAAGCAAAATTTGCCCGTTTGCACGGTCTACGGGTATGTTTGCAAGCTCAAATTTGCAATGAAATTTAAAATCTTAGAAAGGAGAATAACGAATGATAAAAACCGCATCTATGCTAGCGAGTCTAAGTCTAGCGCTAAACGATACTAGCGTGCTAGGCGGCGCGCCGACGCTAACGCCGACCAAAACAAGAAGAAGCAAGGCGGCCTTTGCGAGGAGCCTCATAACAAACGGCTCAAAGCACAAAAGCCAAACGATAAGAGCAAATAGAAGAAAAGCAAAAACAAGGAGCAAAAGATGCCTAGACTAGACGAAAAAGGCTTTTGGGAAAACAAAAGCGGCGAATATGTTCACCCCGATATGGTGAGCGTAGATAAAAAACTAGAAGACGAGCTGGTAGAAAAGCTCATAAGCAAAGCCAACGAGCTACATGAGACGATGAAAAAAATCAAAAAAGAGGCCTACGAAGAGTGCGAAAGCTTCGTGGATCTGCTTCGTCAAAAATACGGCCTTGATAGGTTATCTTCAAGCAAAAGCGGAGCGGTAACTCTAAAGAGTTTTAACGGCACCAAAGAGGTTCAAATTTGCGTGCAAAAGCAAATCAGCTTCGATCAAAGGCTGGTGCTTGCAAAAGAAAAGATAGACGAATACCTAGACGAAAAGGTAGAGGGAGCAGATGCTGAGATAAGAACTCTCATAACCCGCGCATTCGACGTAAAAAACGGCAAAGTGGACGCAAAACAGATCCTGAGCCTCAAGCAATACCCAATCGAGGCCGCCAAATGGAAAGAGGCTATGGCTATGATAGACGAAGCCACCGAGATCGTAGGCTCAAAGAGCTATATACGCTTTAGGCAGCGCGCTGGAGACAAGATAGACGGCGAGGCGAATTTGATAGTGCTGGATTTTGCGGGGATAGAGAGAGATTAATAAAGGGCTTTAAGCCCTTTAAAATACGTTTAATTCGCCGTTAAACGTATTTTAAAAGGTTTAAATTTTGAAAGGAGCAAGTATGACGAACGAACAGTTTGACGAGATCAAAGAGCTACTAAAGCTCTATAGGAAACAAAAAGGCATCACCATCAAACAGTGCAAGGAAAAATTTAATTATAACTTTTTTTGGGCATTTTTTGAGCATCAAGAAAGATCCATTAGATGTTGGCGTTCAGAGCCCGTACAGCAAGATACGCCTCAATACTATATCGACTCGCTTTGTTTTTTGGCCGTAGTCGCCATTAACGCAGGGCACGCAGATGGAGTATTTTGCTGCGATAATAGTTTTTATGCGATATCTACTAGCGTCAGGCGGATATTTGACGAGATAGCCAAGCGCGGGCTAAATCCGCACGAGTGTATGAAAAAATTTATAAAGGAGAAATCATGCTAAGTTTTTTTACTTGGGGGCTGATACTAAATTTTTATGCCGTGGTCATTACTACCGGCTTGCTGTGGGCAATAAAAGCCAAAAGAGACGAGAAAAAGGATAAGGCTACGGCAATAGCCGGAATCATCGCACTTACTTTGATACCTTACGTGATGGCCATTATTTGCCTATTTTTCATCATCGAGCTTGCCGTCTGCAAATTCGACTACGAAGAATATAAAAAGCAAAACCGTAAGGACGATTAAAGGGCTTTAAGCCCTTTAAAATGCGTTTAATTCGCTGTTAAACGTATTTTAAAAGGTTTAAAAATGCACGAAACTATAACCGAACTAAACAAACGAAAACTGATAAACGATATGGCTAAATTCGCCCTAAGTGGACTAATAAACGAAAAGATATTCAAATACGCCGCGATAAACGGTATAAATTTGCATTTCGTCTTTTCGCACCCAGCGGCAAAGCAGACTTTCGAGCTAAACAAAGAGAAAATCAAAGCAAAGCTAAGGGAGTTTTGGGCGGATAACCTTGCCGTGATCAAAGAAGCGGGCATAATCTTTCGCGAGATAGACTGCGAGGCGATCTACCGCCTGCCGCGCGACGAAAAGGCTATGCAAGAAGAAAAGAAGCCCTACGAGGAGCTAAGTAACGGCAGCTTTGAAAATAGAGCCAAAGACCCAAGCATAAGGTTAAAATTTGAGCGTATCCGCAAAGCCATAAAAGACGATCTAGCAAGTGGTAAGAGTGTGTATGTTGGGGATTTGGCGCAAGTGGATGACAAAAAGGAACATCAAGATGAAAAAGAAAACAGTTGAAAATTTAATCTATGGTGCTATGGAAATTTGTAAAGACACTGCTCTTAGGCTTGATGAGTTGTCAAATGATCAATGCGGTATAAAAGATGAACACGCAGAAGCTCTTGAATATCTAGCTATCAATATCCACAGCGTTACCGCGTATCTAGTGGCAGTTAAAAATGAGCTAAAAACGAGGAGTAAGCGATGACACGAAGTCAAGAAATTTACCGCAAGCAGCTTTTAACGATCATTCATACCGATCCTCTCTACAAAGAGATCAAACGCAACGAGGCGTGGCAAGACTGGCTGGATCTTAGATTTGGCGTAAAAAGTAGCAAGGAGCTAAGCATAAACGAGCTAAATACGGCCATAAATATCCTGCGCGGCAAGTGTGAGGATAGGCTAAATTTTACGCCAGACTTTGCAGGTCGCAACCTAACTAAGCCCGATAAAATCACGCAAAAACAGATAAAAAAGATTGAAATTTTGATAAACGAACTAGGCTGGGACGAGCCTGCGAGGCTTAGATTTTTTTATAGGCAAACGGGCTGCCTGGTGCCTAAGTTATATACGCTCGATAAAAAACGAGCGAACAAGATAATCACGGGGCTTGAAGCCGTAATCAAGACGCAAAGAGCCAAGGCTCGGGGCTAAAAATACTTTAAAATTTTAAAAATATGCGCTAAAATCGGCCTAGAAATATAAAATTTGGGAGGTTTTGGCGTGTTTTGTCCGTATTGCGGAAACGAAAAAACAAGAGTAATGACGACTATAAAAAGCCTGCAGAATAAACGCTACCGCATGTGCGAAAAATGCGGCAAAAGCTTCCCTACCATAGAGGCCGTATTTTTTGACGAATATTGGAAGATATACGCTAAAGATACCGCCAAAAAAGGCGAAATGAGGAGCTTGTTCGATGAATAGAGATACGCTACTGCATCATCTTTTAAAATCTAAGGCCGACAAAAGCAAGACCCCTGAAGAGATCATCGACGAGTTTATAAAGCAGCACTCAAAGCTAGCCGGCAAGCAGCTAGAAGAGCAGCTTGCCAATCTCCTCATCTTCATTAATGAAAACTACGATATGGATAAAGATACGCTAAAGCAGCTCGTAGATTCTAAAATTTCAGCCCTAGGCATAAACGTAAATCCGCTAAATTTAGAGGAGACCTACAAAAAACTATCCTTGCAAGGCGTAAGTATCGGCATAGCTTTTGATAGAATAGATATGCAAGCTATCGAGTCTATGCGCAACAACTTCTACTGGATGAGGAGCGAATTCAACGAGAAATTCCAATCAAGGCTGATGGACATCACCCAAAAGGTTTTTGATGGCGAGATCCCGCGCGCCCAGATGGCTGCCAAACTAAAAGAGGAATTCTCAAACGAGCTAAAAATGGACATGAGCTATTTTGAGGGGGTGAGCGATCACATCATCTCTCAAAGCCAGAACATAGCAAGAGTAAATCAAGCTAAAAAGTACGATGCACCTTTTTATAAGGTAGTAGCCATAATGGACTCTAAGACCTCAGACATATGCCGCTCTATGAACGGGCGAGTGATCCCCGCAGAGCACCTAGAAAGACAAGCAAACGCTATCACCGCAGCAAAAAGCATGGCTGCTAAAAAAGCGGCCGCTACGTGGAGAAATGAGCCTTATCTAGGTAGAAGCGATAAGATGGACACAAACTTCGGACTTCCGCCCTATCATTTCCGCTGCCGCACCGAAGTAGTGCCGGTTTGGGTAGATGAGTATGAGATCGAGGGCGTTAAGATGAAAGCTACGCAAGCGCCCGGCAAGGACGAAGTTTTAAGGCATATCGACAAGACCGGAGTGGAGAGAGTATGGAGCGCTAACAATACGCACGTGCAAAAGAAGCATCGCGAAAGCACCCCGCAAAACATAGTAAAGGCGCTAAATTCCATTGAAGCTATCGCTCAAAACAAAGACGAGACCAATAGGCTGATAGCCGTAAGCTCAAACGGAATGATAACTATTTTTTCAAATGAAGGTATAATAACATCGTTTGATCCAAGCAAAAATAACCCAAACGATAGCGCCAAAAAGTATTTTAAACGACATGCTAAAAACGCTCAGATTATAAAAGAAAAGTGGTGGACGATATGAGAAAGCTAAATATTGAAATTTACCGAAACTACGAATGGTTTATAGAGCTTAAGGGCTTTGACAAGGAGCGATCCCGAAAATACTTTAAATTTAAAAATAAAGGACTTGTTTTCCCAGCTCAAGTGGCAGACGACGAAGGCAAGATAGCTTATATGTTTGACATCGTTCTAGACGATGAAACCTTGAGGCTTCTAAAGGACGAGCCGCTAACCGCTGAAGTATGCGAGTGCGATTTTATCTATGATGCGCAGGACGGTGGCAAAACGATAAATGAGTGGAGCAAAACTTGCACCATATACGAGGCGTTTTTGGAAATAAAAAAGAATTTAAAAGGCTTTTAAATGAACTTCAAAAGGCATTTAAAAAACTTCCTTTTTCGTATAGGCTCGGGCATAGCTCTAAAGGCCAAATATACCGCCCCCATAAAAACGGGTAACCTCAAAAAAGATATTCAAGTATTTGACGACCGTATCGAAAACCTCGAAATAGAAGTCGGGAACACAAAGCTGGCTCCGTACGCAAAATTCGTTCACGACGGCACCGCTCCTCACGTCATAAAACCAAAAAAGATGAAAGCCCTGGCGAACGTAAAAACGGGGCAAATGTTCGGTAAAAAGGTAAATCACCCGGGCACTAAAGCAAACCCGTATCTTCTAAACGCCGCAGAGGACTTTTTTGACTCGCAAGACTTCGCGGCAGCTAAGCGCTCGCTAGCCCAAAAGATCGGCGAAGAGGTAGCAAGAGATATAAAAGCCTCTTTGCGTAGGAGCTAAATTTGAAGATTATCGGGGCTCTTTTTCTGGCGTTTGGTCTACTTTTTGGCTTTTCCGCTAAAGTCGTCAAGGTAAGCGACGGTGACACGATAACCGTGCTAACGCAAAACAAAGAGAGCGTAAAAGTAAGGCTATACGGCATAGATGCGCCAGAAACCAAGCAAGACTTCGGCAAAGCTTCAAAACAGTATCTATCAAGTCTAATAGCGGGCAAGATCGTGGAAGTAAAAAGCGGCGGTCAAGATAGATACGGTAGGGTTTTAGGCACGATCTATCTAGGTAGCACGGATATAAATGCTAAAATGGTCGAAAATGGCTACGCTTGGGCTTTCGCCAAATACTCCAAAATTTATGCCGCGCGGCAATCAAAGGCCATGAAAAACAAAGCCGGGCTTTGGCGGCAAAAAGATCCGCAAGCTCCTTGGGATTTTAGAAAAGCTAAGAAAAAGCGAAAATAACGCTAAAATTTAATCAAAAAAGATATAATCGCGGCACGTTCCGAAAAGAGGTGCCGCGCGCTAAATTTCGCTAAGAGCGGAGCCGCCCGGCTTCGCTTGGATTATATTATAATCGCCCCTCCGCCCTTTCGTTTAATAACCGCTTGAATGTTTCTGCACGCTAGAGCCAATGCCCAAAACCTATCGGCGTGTCCGTATTCGTTTCTTTTTGCGTCGTATTTGAAGCTCTTTGCACCCGCCATTCGTTTGATCGCGTGAAGATCGGCGATAAGTAGTGGATCGTTTGGAATTTTGATACGTTTATCCTCAAAGAGCTTTTTTAAATTTAACGCCATCTCCTCTTTGACGGGCGCGGTAAAATATACGCCGCTTACCCTGCTTTTAAATTTCGTATGCATAGTTTCGGCCAAATTTAGACCGATGCCGGTCTTGTCGATATTTAGCACGGCAAGCGGATAGGTGCGCATATGCGCGCTCAAGACGTCTTCTTGCTCTTTAAATTTGGCCTTTGCATAGATCTCCATCATCGCTACTTCATAGGTATTTTCTACGCTTTTAACGCAAGCAAGGCTCGAGCGGTCGTTTACGCGGCCTATATCATAGCCACAAAGAAGCGGAGTATCGCTAGTAGGCTGGTAGTACCCGAATTTGCTATCCACGCAAGACTTGATAAGGTTGATTGAAAGCAGGCTGTTTTCATCATCGATAAATACGCACTCGTAAGCGCTAGCCCAAGTATCTGCGTCAAATAGCGCCCGCATGGTCTCAAGGTCAAACTCGAGCCCGTCGGCTATCGCATCGTAAATGCTAACCCTAAAGCGCTCAAACATCTTGTATTTTGACTCGTCCGTAAATAGCTCGTGAAATAGCGAGCGCTCTTCAAACGGAGTAGACAGTATCGTTAGGCGTCCTTTGACCGCGCCTATACTAGGTACGAAGGCGTGCCAAATCTTTTTCGGGTTTGGATACCATGCAAACTCGTCCATCCAAATATCGCCCGTAAAGCCTTGCACCGTACGGAAGTTGTGCGCCAAAGCCTTGATGATCGCGCCGTTTTCAAGGGTGATCTCCGTCTCGCTATCTTTGGCAAGAGGTATGCCGAATTTTTGCGCCCAAAAACGCATATACCGCATAAGGATCAGGGCCTGCTCTTCAGATGCCGACAAAAACAGCTGATTTCTCCCGCCTACGGCTCCTACTAGCGCGTCTGCCGCGGCTACGTAGCTAAAGCCGATTTGACGAGATTTTAATACTATCCTAAACTGAGCGTCGGAGCTCATAAATTTAGCCTGATATGCAAATAATCCGCCCTCTTTTAGTATGCTTTGCCTTAGCTCGCTTGCCGCCTTGTCTAAATTTACGGGCGGGCGCACGTAGGCCTTGGCCTCTTTTTTCTTTTTATCTTCGCCCGTTAGCTTATTTAGCGCCACGACTAGATCGGCTAGCATCGCCGTCTCTTCGCTAGTTATATCTTGCTTTGAGCTTAGCGCCTCGATTTTTCCATGCAAAGAATTTATGGCGTTTTCTATGCTCGCTTCATACTTTTTCGCTTCATTTGCCCACTTGGTTAGCGTGGGGCGCGATACTTTCATCTGCTGCGCCACCAAAACGCAGCTCACCCCGCTAGCTAGCAAATTTATACACTCTTCTTTAAATTCTTTCGTATAAGCCATTTTAAGCCCTTTAAAATTGTTTTTAATATTCTGGGTTAGGCTAAAGCCTTTTAAACGTTTTTAAACGCCTTTTAAAAGCGTTTAAAGGGGTGTTTATAAATTCTTTTGCCACCCTAAAATACTTCTTGCCTCATCTACGGTTATGATGCCTCTGCCTACAAGCTCGGTCACTATCGCGCCGTCGTCCTTAAAATTCGTGACGTCTACGGCTTTTAGCACTACCTTGATGCCTACGCTTTCAAAAAAGCCCTCGATAAGCTCTATTTTTGGCTTGATCTCTATCTCGTTGAATTGCTGAAGTTGTCCGATTAGCTCTCCACCTCCGCCAAGTCCCCCGGCGTCCATGATGCCTAGTAGCCTAGGCGGTATGCCGTGGGCGGCGGCTATCTCGTCTCTAGTTACTTTTTTGAGCTTCTCAAAACTAATATCCTCTACTCCGCCCAGCTTTTCAAATCTAATTTTTCCCTCTTTATCTCCGACTCCGCCGCCCGTGTAGGCTAGTAGCGTCTTATGAGCGTTACCGCTACCTTTAAAACTCGAGCTAAAAAAGCTTTTATAAGTGGCAATTTGCTCCTGGCTTGGCTCGTTATTTTCGTGGACTATGGCAAGATCGGGTCTGGCGCCGTTTTGAAAAAAAGCGTAATTGTAATTGTCGGCCTCTTTGTTGGTGAGAATTCCAAGCATCGTAGCAAGATAATCGGGCTCCCCGTAAAATCTAGAGCTTGGGGAGTAGTATTTGAGATAATAACCGTCCAGCTTTTGCTTTTGTCCAGTCCTGCTAAGCTGGAACATCTCTCTGGCTAAATTCGTGCGCCATTCGACGGCAGGGATGTTGTATAGATAGTACCTGCTTGCAGTGCCGGCTTTTTCTATGGGAGCATTGCCGTAAAGCTCAAGGTTGTAGCAAAACTCAAACAAAAAGGACTTTGCCGAAACGCCCGGCGGTAGAAATTTAGCTATCTCGCTTTCCTCTATTTCTATTTGGCTAAGCATTCCGGCCTTGATCTTGATTGCACGGCGATGATATACGTTTGCGTAGTGAAGCGCAAGCAAGTCGTCAAAACTTATAAAAGGCTCTATTAGCCCGCCGCTTTCTTCGTCATGAGCTACTTGCGTGCTATCCACGCTAGATTTAAAAATATGTTCGTTCATTTTTCCTCTTTTTGCGTTTTTCGTAATTTTACAAAGAATATTTTTGCTTCAAATACTATATAGCGGGCATCGGCGAAATAACTTTTTTTAAAAATCCATAAAATTGCCGTATCAAACCACGACAAGGAGAGGCGATGAGCAAGAGGCTAAAAAATTTAAACATCACTCATATTTCGCTCGTAAAAGCCGGAGCTAATAAAAAGAACATCATTTATAAAAGCTCTGACGCGCAAACGAACTATGAAAAAGACGTCGTATTCGCTAAGCGAGACGACGAGAAAGGAATCGTGTACGGCATCGTCTATTCGCCGGGTGAAGTAGACACCCAGGGGGATTTTGCCGACGCGGCCGAGATCGAAAAGGCGGCATACGCGTTTATGAAGGGGCTAAACGGCGGCAACGTAGACCGCGATCACAATTTCAAGCCAGACGGCGCATACGTTGCCGAAAGCTGGATACTACGCAAGGGTGACGCGCTTTTCCCTAACGAAAAAGAGGGAAGCTGGGCGGTAGCCATCAAGCTTGAGAGCGATGAATTAAAAGATGCCGTTAAAAAAGGCGAGATAGCGGGTCTTTCTATGGCTGGAACCGGAGTGCGCGAGGATATGGAAAAAAGCGAATCTAAAAACGGTATCGCCGACGCCATTACCAAAGGCTTTAACGCTCTATTTGAAAAATTTACGAACCAAAAAGGAGAAAACATGAATAAAAACGACGTTCCAAATCAAGACGCCAAGATACAAAAAGCGATTGAAGAGGGGTTTAAAAAAATGGACGAGAGCCTAAGCGCACTTGAAAAACGTATCGACGAGCTCGAAAAGGTCGCAAAATCCAGCAAACAAAACGAAGACGTAACTAAAATAGACGAGATAGAGGGGGTATTATGAAAAGACTGCAAGACATCGCAAAAGCAAGGGGAAATATGAGCGCGGCGGATATGTACGCCGACGGACATTTAACCCCGGAACAATCTAGAAAAATGATCTCTACGATCGTTGCAAAAAATCAGTTTTTGCAAAAAATCACTATAGATAAGACCAAAAAGCTTCAAAAAACCTTTGATATTTGGAGCCTGGCTAGCGGAATTTTGGTGCGGGTTAGCCCTGGCAACAAACCCACAAGCGCCCAAAGAGAAAAGCTTGGCGTAAGCTCGGTAAAGCTTGATAATAAAGTCGTGCAACTATGGGCTAGCATAACCCAAGACACGCTTGAGGATAACGCCGATAATCCGAAATTTGAGGCCGAAACGTTCAACGGGTTTGATGCGGCGTTTTCAAACGACCTTCAAAACCTCGGCATGATAGGCGAAAAAGACGACTATGCGGGCGATGCGTTTAAAAACCTCAATAAGGGCTGGTTTACGCTTGCAAAAGAAAATTCGGACGTAGTCAAGCTAGAGCATAAAAAAGCCAGCAAGATGATCGACAAACTTACTGCGGTAGTCAAGGCTTCAAACGAAGACGTGCTCACCCAAAGCGTGATTCTCATTTCTCAAAGCGACTATCTTGCCTATCAGCAAGAAATCGGCGGCAGAAGCGGCGGACTTTCGATACTGCTCAACTCCGGCGCGAACCATATCCTTGGCGTTCCGCTTGAGGTAGCCAGTTTCGTACCTAAGGGCAAATTTCTAATGACGCCGTTAAAAAATCTCATCATGAGCGTAGGACTTGACATAAGAAGGACTCGATGGTACGACGTGGAAGAGAGCTGCCTCAAATACAAATTCGAGGTATACAACGACTATCAGCTAGCCGTCGGTAAATGGGCCGTACTTTCCGAGGAAAACGACGCAGATAGCGACGGAGACGGCATCTAAGATGACCTTTGACGCCGCATTCAAGGACGCTCTAACCAAAAGGGCAAAAAGCGTCCTTAAAAACCCTAACGAAGTAACGCCAGAGGCCGTAGACGTCGTAACCAAAGAGGCGCAAGAAGAGTGCGCCGGCAAAGAGGTCAAAAGCTGGGCGGTTATGGATTTTTCGATGATAAGGCTAAAAATATACCTAAAAATCGAGCTAAAAGAAGAGGACGTAATAATGCTAAAAAACGCGCTAAACGAGATCAAAAACTCGCCGCTTTCCGGGCAAAGTAAGCCGGGCGGCCTAATTTATGAGGTCGTGTGATGCAAAACCTACACAAAACGGCACAAAGCCTAAAAGAGCGCTTTGGCCTAATAGAGATTTGCGGATACGAGGCAATAGATCAGGCGGGCGACTATATCGTGTTTGATGGGCTAGAAAGCAGCGATGATCTAACCGATACGGCGATATTTAGCATCGCCGTAGCTAGACACTCCCTGAATGCGGACAAAGACGGCTTGCTTGAAAAGCTCGACGAATTAAGGCTTGCAGTGTTTCGGTTTGGAGCGGCTAACGCTCCGCAAAAAATACTATCGAGCGTAAAAACGGCGTTTGTGAGTAATACCCTTTACATAGCCAGAGTAGTACTCAAAATCCAAATACAGCTCAAATTAGACGAAATTTAAAAAAGGAGACAAAAAAATGGCACAAGAAAAAGTAGCGAGACTTGCCGTAGCTACGGTGAGCTTCACGCCTCAAGGCGCAAACGAGAGTATCACGCTAGGCTATCAGCAAAGCGTGAGCCTAAATAGGACCATCGAGAAAAAAGAGCTACTCTCAAACGACGAGAGTCTGGGAGAGACGGTGATGGAGCTTGAGACGAAAGCGGAGTACAACTTCAGCACCGAAATCGGCGACATAAATATCGCAAATTTGGCGCTTTGTTTTAAGGGCGTAGTAGAAGACGTGACGTACGCCGCAGCCGGCAAATTTTTCAACGGAAAAATAATCAAGGCCGACACCGAGCAAATACGAATCGGCGACCCTGTTTTAAAAGACGGCAAGATCTACACCGCTACCGAGGATATGGCGGCGGGCAGCTTCACGACAGACAAGTGCGCCCCGAGGATATATCCCGCAAAATTCAAAAGAATAGCGCCGCAAAAACTAGCCAACTCTCTTGGCAAAATCATCGTCGAGGGCAAAAACCTAGCCACCGGCAAGGCTCAAATTTTAGTCATCCCGCTAGTAAACCTAAGCTTTGAGGGCGACGTGAGCGTAAGCGGGACTGATTTTGCCAAGCTTAGCCTAAAAGGCAAGGTGTTAAAGGCAGCGGGGGAAGAGCTATTTAGCTTTATGGACGGCGAGTAAATTTAGCGGCTTGTCTCGCTTCGCTATACGTCGTTAGAAATTTCGCCGAAGCTCGGTTACGTATTATATATACGCGCCCTCGCTCGGCTCATTTCTGCCTCGTCTAGCTTAACGATACCGCGCCCTAGTTTTTTGCATGGGTAAAACGCCCTTAATAAATAAAATTTTAAAAAAAGGAAAAAACAATGAAAACACGCTTTCCGTTTGAGATAAACATCGACGAAAACAAATTCAAACTCGAGTATAGGGAGCTCAAAAAGAGCGAAGCAAGAGATCTAGTAGGAGAATTTGCAGAACTAAAAAAGCAAATAGACGCTAGCGACGCGCTCAAAAGCGAGATAGCTTCGCTTGAGGAGAAAAAAGATATCAAAAGAGAGATAGCCTCTACCCAAACCGGCAAAGAAAAAGCAAAGACTTTGCAAGAAGTGCTTGCGCTCAATGAACAGATCGAGGCCAAGAGAACGGAGCAAAAAGAGCTGGCTAACGCCTCGATAGATCTTGACGTCGCAGCCAAAAAGCGGTTTGATCTAACTCTAGGCGGCGAGGATCTGGAGAAATTTAAGACCGAAATCGAGGATAAAGGCCTAAGCTATCTATCGGTTATGGGCGCAATCGACGCAGCTATAGAAGCCGAACGCTCAAAAAAGTAGAGAGGCTGCTTGCCTGCGTCGAAGCGAAAATGAGCCCGGACGAGTTCGGGCTTGATTATTACGAGGCTCTTATGCTTCACGGGCTTCATACGGCAAGCGTGGTAAAGCGAGACTTTAACGGCGGGTATTTTGAATGCGAGGTAGTCGTTTTAAAAAGCTTTTGTAAGCGTTTTAAAATAGATTTTTTGTGGATGTTTGAAATCTCAAAAGCGTTTAATAGGGTTTTAAATAAGAGAGAATAGCGGAGGCGTAAAGTGAATTATAAAGATAAATTTTTAGCTTTTTTAATGTCGTTTAGGCCTTGCTTGATGCCTAAAATCACTCCCACCACGCAAGACGCCGCGATATATGCCGCACAAACTTTAAGAAAGCCTACAAAGCCGCTAAAGTCGGTAATAATAAATAAAATAAATCCGGCTCCTGCAAGCGCTATCAAGCAACCTAGCAAAGCGTATTTTACCAAACCTAGCATCTTAGCTCCTTTCGTTTTTCTATGTATATTTTACCATAAAGTAGTCCGCTATGTCTAGAAACAACGACGTAAATATCACCATAAGCATAAACGGCGATACGCACAATCTAAGGGCGGCCAGAGAGGATGTAAACGCCCTAGGACGCAGCCTAAGTAATACCGATACTATCGCAAACGCCTTACGTAGCTCCTTTGGAAAGATAGCTGCGTCGGTAGCTAGCATAGGAGCCCTAGCTGTTGGGGTCAAAGAGCTGGCGGCTTCGGGCATCGAAGCAAACCGCAGCTTTGAAAACCTTAAAATTCAACTAACCGGCCTAATCGCCGCAAACTCCTCAAACGTAAGTATGATGGGCAAAACCCTCGACGCTCATACCAAATGGAATATGAGCATGAAAGAAAGCGAAGGCATACTCAAAAAGCTAAACGAGACCAACGCCAAGACCAAATTTACGCTTGAGGAAATCACCAGCGCCTTTAACATGTTTTACGCCACTTCAGCCGGACAAGGTAGCAGAAACAAAGCCGTGCAGGCTATGGATAGCATAGCTCTAGCCGCACAGGCCGTCGGCAAAAACCTAGGCGATCTAACGCCTATGATGGATAGCCTAGCAACCGGCACGGTAGTAGCGGCTTCTGAAATGGGCTCATTTATGAAGATCGTCGGTCTAACCAACGAGGAGCTCAAAAAAGCAAGCTCCGAGGGCAAAGTATACGATCATATCATAGAAAAACTGGCAAAATACAAAGAGCTTAGCGGCGAGGCGGCTAAGGGCTACGAGGTGGCTTTGGGATCGCTAAAAAACGAGCTAACAGAACTTAGCCGTGAACTTACAAAGCCGATGTTTGATATGCTAACTGCAGGTATAGCGTCTTTTTCAAATTTTGTAAAAGAAAACAAGGCCACGATCATAGAGTGGGCGGGGTATATCGCGACAGCCGGAAAGCACCTAGGCCTGCTTGCGGGGGCGTTTGTAGCAGCCAAGATTGGTACGGCGGCTTTTAACGCCGTGCTTGGCATGTCAAGGGCTGCGATGGCGATCTTTTCGTCGTCCCTAACCGCTACAATTACGCTTACGTCCGCGCTTGGGACCGGTATCACGGCGCTAAAAGCGGTATTTAAAGGCTTTTTGCCTACAGCTATCATCTTTGGCGCGGTAGAGGCCTTTATGGCGCTCAAAGACGGCATGGACAGAGCAAGGGCTAGCGGCGAGAAGCTAAACCAGATCCTAAATACGACAAGCGAGGAGCTTAGCAAACTAACTAAAAATCAGCTTGAATTTCGTCTAGTCGAGATCCGCAGAGAGCTAGACGCCACCAAAAAAGAGGCAGGCAAGCTACAAGACAAGATCGCAAACGGCTTCATTTTTATGAGTAAAGACGCCCTCGTTGAAAACAGAGCCAAACTAGACGAACTTCAAAACAATATCCTTGATCTAGGCGCGGCCTACGGCGAGGTCGAGGACGTACTAAACGGCAGAGGTAAAGGCGGCGCGGGCCCTGGCGAATCAAAAACCGACTCCTTGCTGCAAAACAAAATCGACGCCGTAAGCGCAGCTTTAGATAAAGCCGGCGAAAAAGCCAAAAACGTAACTACGCTAGGGCGACTAAAAACGGAGCTAGCCGAGATCGACGGGCTTATTAAAAATTTACAAAATCCTATAGCCGATCCCGAGAAAGAAAAGCAGAGGCTCGATACGCTTGAAGCCTTGCAAGTTATGCGAGAAAAAACGGCCAAACAGATAGCCGAATTTAACAAACAAGACGTAAAAAGCCTGGGTGACGTGAACTCCGCATACCGCGAGATAGCGCGCATAGGTATGAGCGAATACGAGAAAAAGCTAGACGACATCAATCAAAAAGAAAGAGACTGGATCAAAAACGGCGTCAGCAGGCAAGACGCGGCCGCGGCAAAGCAAAAGCTATTTGACGCCCTGCAAACCGAGGAAGCCAATAAGACAATCAAGGAATACAAAGATTTTCTAAACGAAAAAGAGGCTGCGCAAAAAGAGTACTATGAGGCTATCGGAGAATACGAAAAAGCGTGGAGTATAGAAAGCGCCAAGACCAAAGAAAAAATCAAAAAACTAGAGCTAAGCGAAGAGGACGCCAAAAAATACCTCGAAATTCAAAAGAAAAAATACCTTGAGCCGTACGTCAAAAACACAAAGGCCGCCTTTAAAGACATCAAAAATAGCTGGGCGGATACGGTTTCATCAATGCAAAAGACCGTCGATGACGGGTTTTTTAATTATTTCATAGGCAAGACGAAAAGCCTAAAAACCGCGCTAAAAGACATCGGTACAAACCTATTTCGCGATATGATAAGCCCATACGCGCGCGTATTGTCGCAAGGTATTTCGGGCGGCTTTGGCGCATTGCTTGGCGGCGGATCTAATCTAGCCTCTATCGCCTCAAATCTCGGCCTTGCCAAAAACGATAGCGGCGGCTGGATAGGATCGGTCGGCGGCACGACGGTCGAGCTATCTAGCACGGGGCAAATTTTAAGAGGTGCGAATGCGCTTGACAAAAGCACGACGAGCCTGCTTAGCTCGGTTTCAAATTTGCAAAGCGCATACTCTTTGCTAACTAGCGGATATACGGGCTTTATCTCTAGCTTCACGAGCACGCCCGCGCTAAATGCTGCTAGCTGGCTATCTATGCACGGATACGCTGGTCTTGGTCAAGGCGTATACGGATTTGGCACGGGGGTTAAAGGAGCTTTAACGGCTACGCAGTTTAGCTCTGCAGGTACGGCTCCTTATATGGCGGGTTCTGCGTTTGGCGGCGCGGCTCTTGGATACGGTATAGGGTATTTGGGGGACAAGCTTTTTAAAGCCAACACTTATGCCAGCACGGGCGGAGCTTTAGGCGGCGCGGCGGGCGGTTTGGTAGCGGGGATGAAAGCAGGATCGTCTATGGGTCCTTGGGGTGCGGTTATAGGCGCCGTAGCGGGCGCGCTAATAGGCGGAGCGTTTGGCAAAAAAAAGGCGACCGGTAGCGGTATTTCGGTACTTCAAGACATTACGGCAGGCGACGCGCTCTCTAACCAAAACATCCGTTCCTACGTCGATATGCAAAAGAAAGGCTGGTTTAGCAAGAAAAGTTGGACCGAGATGAGCGATCTAGATGATACCTCTATGAGAGAGATCGGCGCGCAGCTTCGCTCTATGGAGAGGATGGCGAGCCGTGCGGGCGCTCTTGCAAGTCTAACGCTAAAATCAGGCAAGTATAGCGGCGAAAGCCTAGCCAACGAAGGCTTTGCAAAGGCAATCTTGCGCTCTATGACCGGGCAAGCCGAGCAGATGTGGGCGGAAGTAACCGAAAGCGGCGGCAAGAAACGAAAAGGATTGCTCGGCAAAATAGGCGGCGTATTTGAAAAGGCTATGAAATTTAGCCCGTCTAGCATAATAAACCGCATAACCAAACCGCTTGACGACGCTATCAGTAAAACGATGAATAAGGCGGGGCTAGGCGCGATAGATAATATGGCGCGCGGTATGAGAGACGAATTCGGCAAGGCTAGCGACGGCAACATATTCGGCCTAAAAAGCTCGCACAAGATAGACGATTTGCTAAATCTCTCTCGCGACGAGACAAACAAAAACCAAAAGCTAGTGGATAATCCCGAGTTTTCCAGAATGTGGAAAGACTGGGAAGAGCAAGCAAAAAAGGCGAATAAAAAAGTCATCGAGCTAATGAGTGAAAGCCTAGGAGCGATCGCAGATAGCTACAAGAGCCTTGAGCTTTTGACCGTGAGAAACCCTATCAAGCAGGTAGAAATTTCAATGCGTCAAGCCTTTGAAAGCTTCACGGACGCGGCCGAAGCCTTGAAGCTTGACATTCCAAAAGAAATGGGAAGTATAGCAGACCTAAGCGTAGAGCGTATGGCGCAGGCGTATCGCAAAGCCATAGCGTCAGACTTCACGAAATCAAACGTAGACAGCCTAAACTCTCTCGTAAAAGCCTACGAAGCGGCTAAAAAGGCGCAGGATGAATACACCAAAGCTCTAGTCAGCTTCACTCAGTCTATCGCCCAGACCCAGGCGGGCTTTTACGCAGCGGTAGGTCGCGACACGAATGTCGTTACCATGCAAAACATCTACACCAAATTTCGCGCTCTAGCAGGAAGCATAGAGGGCGATCTGGGCGCGGATGAGATGAGCCGCGTCTCAAAGCTTGGAAATACGAACGATCCTAGGGTTTGGGCGGAGTATTTCTACCGTATGAGCGCGCGCGAGCTGCAAGAGTTTCTAAGTAGCGGCAACGTCGAAATGAGAAAACAACTCTTAGAAGCCGTGACCGAGTACAACAACCATAGAAACCAAAACGGCGGGCACGCCGTATGGCTGAAATCCCTAACGGGCTTAGAGGAAATCGTCAAGCAGATCAAAGCCCTAGATCTAGCCGAGCAAGCAAGAAAGACGCTCGAAGCGCAAAAACAGCAGCTTTCTATCCTGAACCTGCAACGTACGGCGATAGAAAAGCTAGCCTCTATGGCGGGCAAAATCCGCGAAAACGTCATAGATAATCAAACCGCCGGTATAAACTACGCCCTAGCGCTGCAAAAAGCAAAAGCGGCGTTTAGAGCGGGCGAATACGATAGCAAAGCATACGACGAGCTAAATAGCGCCGTAGCCAAACAAGAGCAAAATTTAAGGGATAACGCCGCAACGTATCAAGACTACCGCTACGAAATGCTGCGTCTTGCCAATGAGGTAGAGGGCATAGGCGGCGACGTAAATTTGGGCGATTTGCTCGAGCAAATCAAAAAGCTTGACAAACTACTAAATAGCGCAAACGATACCTATTCGCAGCAGCTTGACGCGCTCAAAAAGCAAAAAGAGGCGCTAGAGCTTGATAGCCAAAACCAAATCCACGCCCTGCACGATCTTCTCGGCAAAGATAGCCCCGTAGTGGCATATCTGCAAGCCGTTAGAGACGCGATCATAGCAGGCAAAGCAGCGCCCGAATACAAAGGCGCGCCGCCCGCAAACGTAGCAAACGGAGCAACCACGGCAAACGGAGCGCTCATCAGCTCAAGCCTGGATAAAGACATCAATCAAATTTATCTGGACGTGCTGGGCCGCAGCGTAGAACAAGGCGGGCTGGATGCTTGGAAACGCAAAGCCCAGCTAGAAGGCCTTTCAAAAGAACAACTACGAGCGCAGATAGAAGCTACGGCAAGAGCCGCTACGGGCGGCTACTCAAAACAAGACTTCATTGAATGGAGCAAGAAGCGAGGCTACAAGCCGTTTGCGGACGGAGGCATCGTGACCAGGCCTACAAGAGCGCTCATAGGCGAAGCGGGCTACGACGAAGCGGTCATTCCGCTTGACGGCAGAGGTATCAAGGTAGATATGGGCGGAGCCTTTGAGGCGCTGGCAAAGAGGCTAGAGCGGGTAGAGCAAATAGCCGCAAACATAGGCAGAGACGTAAGAGAAATGACGATGAACGCAAGGCAGACCGTAGAAAACGGAGCCGTAAACGTAAGGAGTATAGCATGACGGTAGTAGAAAAAGTGGATCTAACCCTCAAAGAGACCAACGCGCCCGCAGATACGCTAAGGGCCTTTTCAAAGGGTATGAACGTAGAGCTTGGCGAGGAGATCGTATACGAGGGAGAAAAATACAAGGCCGCAAAGGCGATGACGAATATCCAGACCGAGCCGGATAAAGACATAGCAAATTTCGCCCACATGGGAGCGATAAACGAAAAAGCGATGTTTGATAGATACATCGGCACGCAAACGAGGAAAAAGGACGGACAGCCGCTGAAATTCAAAATAGATACGGGCAAAAAGCGCGTGAACTGCTTTAGCTTTTTTAACGTCGACGGCAGCGAGATATTCATACGTAAAGCCGGCGCAGTAATAGCGCATAAACGCTTGCTTAATGCCGGAAGTCGTAGCTGGTGGGAGTATTTTTTCGAGTTCGGCCAAGACTACAAAAAAGACGTAGTGCTATACACGGACAAATACTTCGGAGAGTTTGAGATAGAGATTACCCCAAACCGCTTGGGAGCAAATCTCGGGCATTTTTCGGCCGGGCAACGGGTGTTTCTCGGTTACACCGAGCTTGAAGCCGAGTTTGGCGTAAACGACTACAGTAGAAAGCAAAAGACCGCTTACGGAGACGTATTTATTGCCAAGGGGCGGACGGCAAACTATATGAGCCTTGCGGTGGCGCTGCCCACCCCGCAGATAGACCGCGCCCGCGATACGCTAAAAAACCTATGCGGGGAGCTTACGACATTTATCGGGGACGAAAAGGACCGAGGCTTCAAGAGTCTGCTAGTCTTTGGCTTTCTCAATGATTTTAGGATCAAGATTACGGGCGAGCAGTATAGCGCGCTCTCGATCAACGTAGAGGGAATAATCTAAATTTAAAGGAGAGGAAATGAAACAAATAACTAAGTTGCCTCAGCCGCCCACCACGGCCGAGCCTCAAAATTTCGACGACCGAGCCGACGCATTCGTAGGCGCGTTGCCCGCTTTCGTAACCGAAACCAACGAGCTAGCGGCGGAGGTAGAAGAGAGCTTGCAAACCGTGCGAACTCTCAAAGAGAATGCGGACGCCTCAAAGCAGGCCGCGCAGACTTCCGCACAAGCTGCTAGCGAAGCAAAAGAAGCGGCGGCAAGAAGCGCAAACGAGGCCGAAAGTAGCGCGCAAGCGGCAAGCGAAGCAAAAACCGCAGCCGCGACAAGCGCGAAAGAGGCCAAAGAGAGAGCGCAAGCGGTAGCGGAGACCAAAGAGGAGCTATCAGGCTCGCTAGGCGCGCTTGAAGAGATGAAAAAAATAGTCGCGACGGGTTTTATCGACGATACTCAGACAAGAACGAATTTGACCTATTCGAGTAAAAAGATCGATAGCGATTTTTCAAAGGCGGATCACAACCACGATACGACCTATTTATCTATTGAGAAATTTAATGAATTTAAGACGAAAGTAGTCAAAAAACAAAATAATCTCGATTTTATGGTTAATTTCTTGCAAGACGTCACGGCAGACGGCGTAGCCGTAAAAATAGACGATACCAGCGGATCAGTCAATTCTTTCGTAGCAAGCGGACTCCCGATTTTATCGGTAGATAACGGAAAATATTTTTATATAGACGCCATAGGATCAAAATGGGGCATTATATCGGAAGAAATAAAAAATCCAAATAGCAAGAATATATTCAAAAGAGGAGACCTTTTCCCATATCCCGACATTACAGTCGCCTTTTTGTTTAAGATCGGAGATTTACTTTATTTTAGTAGACAATCCCAACCTTATATATACAATACAAAAACCAATCAAATGGAAATAAATTACTCAGGCGCCGGAAGTTTTGATCAAATGGATCAAATACGCTATATAGATCCAAAATTTCCCATCACGCGGCACTCGGGAAAAACGCTCAAAATTTTAGATACCGATGGCTATATAGAGCTAGAAGATCAAACGGGAACCATAGTAGTAATTCAGAACTACATAATACAAATGAACTATTACACAAAATCCGTCAAGGCTTTTAAGATTACGGTTAACGGGCGTAGCGCTTCAATAGCCCCTATCGATATGTCCGAAGTTCCTTATCACGGTCTTTACAAAAGGATGGTTAATGAAACTGTATGGTGGCGCCCATCTATAAGAGATCAATACTATAAAAAAGGTAGTGATTTGTACTATCTTGAGAATTTTGAGAACGATGACGGTATAAGTCGTAGCTACGCCTTATACAAAAACAAAGAGCGACTACCTATACCGATAATGCCGCAAAGAAATGAGAAACTATTTCTAGCCCAAAGAACTCGATTTTTAATCAATGTTTATATCGGCACAGACCAAACCTATACGCGCATGTACGATATTACCGGAAAAGGTAAAATCGTGAGGCTCCCAGTGGGCGTACTATGCGCAGAAGAAACCGAGCAAGGCATAAGGATAGCATACGTGACGCGGCTGCCTGCCGACGGCAAGCCGCGGACTTTTTATGAGGCTGTATTGCCGTATGGAATTTTTAATAACGAGGAGTAAAAATGAAACCCACCTTAAAACAATGGCTACAAGTAGCCAAAAATTTCGCCATCGAGCTTCCGCTTGAGATTTTGGCCTTTTTCGTCGTGCCGATCGCGCTTCTATTCGCCAAAGAAAGCGACGAGCATCTGCCGCGCTGCTTTCGTTGGTTTGAGGATGCGGACGATTTTTACGACGGGCAAAGTGCCGCGATCAACGGCGACGGCGGATGGAGACGGGATCACTTCCCGCCTCCGAAAAACCGCACCTATTTCGCCCGCCTTTGCTGGCTGCTGCGCAATAGGATAGGCTACTTTTGCGTCAAATACCTAGGCGTCAAGACAAGCGAGATAGACCCTGCCTCTATCAAGACCAGCGGAGACCCGCCCGTAACGTCAAACGGCGGCACGGTAAGCTCGTGGTGCAAGGTAGAGTGTAGGCTCAAAGACGGCAGGGAGCGTTTTGGATACTACCGCACGATTAGATGGAGCAAGCGGTTTTATATCCGCATTTACGTGGGATGGAAACTGATGGACATAGCCGGCGCAAATCCCGAAAATTGGCACGAATACACCGAAAACGGCGATAAAAAAGTACTTAAAACCGTTTGGGCGTTTCACCCGATGAGAAAGGTCAAAGAATGAACGCATCAATGAAATTTGCGGTTATCGCAACGGTTATTTTGGTCATAGTCATAATGATAAATTTGTTAAAAGGATAAAAATGTGGTTTCTAAACGTTAAATTTTTACTTAGCATAGGCGGCGCTCTGCTAATAGCCCTCGGCGGCGCAGGGCTTGAAATTTGGCGCTTAAACGGCGCATTATCAAGTGCAAAAGCCGAAACGCAAGACACCAAAGACAAGCTGGAAAAAGAGAAAACGAAGCTAGCCTTGAAAGAGGCGGAAAGCCAAATTTATGCGGCGAATTTGGGCGAGTGCAACTCCAAGATCTCCGCCCAAAACGAGGCTATCGAGAGTATAGCGCTGGATATGAAAAAGATTCGCCAAAGCCAGGCGGGGCTAAGAAAAGAGATACAAGCCAAATACGAGAGCATGGAGCCTCCGCCGAGGGATAGCAGCTGCGAGCAAAACTTGGCTTATTACGAAAGGCTATTTAGGGGGCTAGGAAAATGAAAACAGCTGGAAAAATAGCCAAATTTGCGGCCGTCTGCGCCGCGGCGATCATGCTTTGCGGTTGCGCCGGCAAAGAGCCCCAAATCATCGCCCGCACCCAGTACCAGGACGTGGACAAGCCCGTGCGCTGCGACGTGGAGCTACCGCCAAAGCCGAGCTTTGACGAGAGCGATCCATCGACCGCCGGAGCCGTAGCAGCCTATCACGAAGAGGTCGAAAGACTGCTTTTGCTGTGCGTAGGAGAGAAAAGATGAGCGAGCTAGTCATGAGGAAATTTAGAAGCTTTAGGCTCACCAAAAAAAGGCTGATCGAGATAGCCTGCGCGCTCATCCTGGCTTGCATATTCGGGGTCGCCAGATGAGCTTCATAGACAAAGAATACTGGTATATATTCTGGGTTGTGCTTGTAGGCTTCATCGGGGCGGTGCTTGGACTGCTCGACGAGAACGGTAGACCGAGAAAGAATAGAACAAAAAAAGCCTTTTTTGCCGCGGCCGCAACATCTGCGTTTTTATGCTGGGCGACGTATGAGATAGTATTTTTCATTTCGCACGCCACGCCCTTTTCTCTTGCCATAGGCGGTATCATCGCCTTTATGGGCGGAGACTGGGTGCGCAGGAAGATCGACAAAGCCGCAAACAAGAAGATAGAGAGCCTAGGCGGAGATAGCGGCAGCTTGGCAAAGAGCGAATACGAAGAGGAGCTTAAATGAGCGATGAAGAGATACTGGAGAGTATACAAACAAAGCGTACTAAGTGTGTGGTGTATACCCGCGTAATGGGCTATCATCGCCCGGTAGAGAGCTTTAACGTCGGCAAAAAGGGCGAGCATAAAGAAAGAGTGAAATTTAAAGAAAGGATGAAAAATGAAACTTACGATACGCAGATATAAAGACATCGAAGACGGAACGATCGGCAAATTTGAGCTAACGGGCGTAAATACCGTGCTGATGACGGGCTATACGCTAGAGTCCGCAGGACCCGATACCACCGCAAGGGGCAAAGATAGGCGCATACCGGCGGGACTTTATCAGGTGGCTTGGCATCGCTCGCCAAAATTTAACCGCGTGGTGCCGGTGCTTTTTAACGAGCAAGTACCTAAAGATCGCTACATAGAGATACATGCGGGCAACTACCCAAAGCATACCGAGGGCTGCATACTGGTAGGCAAGTGGGCAAACGACGAAGGAGTGTTTGAGAGCGTAAAAACGCTAGAGGCTTTGCTTAGTTTTATTGGGGGCAAGGATTTGGAAGTGGAGATCATAAACGAATTTGGAGCTAAAAAATGAGCGCAAATAATAGCTTTGCTACCCCCCCCCATAGCGCTCCCTTTGCATGGATAGGCGGTAAATCAAAACTAGCGACCAAGATCGTCTCGCTTATGCCGCCGCACGTCAAGTATGTCGAGGTATTCGGCGGCGCCCTATCCGTATTTTACCGCAAAGAGCCCTCAAAGATAGAGGTAGTAAACGACATCAACGGCGATCTTATTAATCTACACCGCATCATCCAAACAAGGCCGCAAAGCTTATCTTTTTATCTAAACTCCATGCTAAAAAGCCGCGAGATATTTTACGGTATCAAAGACGGCAAACTAAGGCCTAGAAACGAGATAGAAGCCGCGGCGTTTTACTTTTACCTTATTAACATGAGCTTTAGTGCCAAGGGCAAATATTACGCTATGAGTAAAGGCAGGGGCGCTAAAAATATTTATAAGGACTTTAGCGTATACTCCAGACGCCTCAAGCGCGCCTCGATCGAAAATATGAGCTATGAAAAACTTATAAAAGAATACGACGATAAGGACGCTTTATTTTACCTAGACCCGCCTTACATCGGGACAGAGAGTTACTACAAAACCCCAAGAGGCTTTACTATGGACGACCATCAAAATTTAGCCGCCGTCTTACAAAACGTCAAAGGCAAATTTATTCTTAGCTACAACGACTGCGAGACGGTGCGAGAGCTCTATGCGGGATTTAGATTTGAGGAAGCCCAAGTAAACTACAGCCTAAACGGAGCGGCAAGAGATAAGGTAAGCGCGGAAGTTATCGTAATGAATTTTTAAAGGCTTTAAAGGGCTTTTAATAGCTTTTTAAAAGGCTTATTGAGGCGTATAAATTTACGTTAGAAATCAAAGTGGAAAAACGCGGTTTTTAGCTCACTTTGATTTTAAGCGTAAATTCGCTTTGATTTGAAAAGCGGTTTTACACTAGCTTTAATGCTTTATGAGAACGATAAAGAGCTATTTAGCAGAATTTATGGCGAAGATTACGAGAAATTTAAAGAGGTCTTTGAAGATACTATCTCTATATCAGACCTAAAATTTGAAGGCATAAGTGCAAAACATAAAGAAGAAAATTTAAAGCTTTATGAAAATTTTAAAGAAAAATATAAGGACTACGATATTGAGGGCTTTGAGTATAATCATTGCTGGGATACAAGCTATGTTTTATTGGTGCAATACTCCCTAATAGACAAAAATGGTCACTTAGTTTTACCCAAGAATAGAAAAGATGAGTAGTGTGCCTACTCTTCATAACTGCATAAACTGGATGACGGAAAGACTATTATAAAATATAGAACGGGATCAGGCGCAGGCGGAGAAACGATAGAGATGGATGCCGTTAAAAAAGCTAAAGATAAAATAGGCAATATAAGCGACGGTCAGTGGAAAGTACATATAAGAGGATGGGAACCGAAATGAAAAAAGCTAAAATTATCTATGAATGTAATAAGCAAGTTTTTAGAGAGAGCGATGAATTATTTAGCAAGCCTACGATAAGTATCTTTTTAAAAGTTATGCCGCATGCTACAAAAGTCGTCATATTGGAGTTTATGGAATATCTATTTTTGCGACTTATTTCTACATTTGTCAGACACGAATCAGACGAAATGATGCCGCATTTAATAAGCTACGATAACGATGATATAGACTCACCAAAGCCAACCTACATAAGCGAATACATAGGCATAGTTGGAAATCTCTTTCTAGCCGGATACATAGACTTCTTATGCGACTGGGACGACGATTATAAACAAACGGATTATCCTACGAATTTGTCTTACTACGGAAATTCCAAATACGAAGCTTGGGTATATTTTAGGGAT